TGGTATTGGAGGGCAATCAAAGGCAACGCCAAACCTGGGTTGCGGTTGAAGAAGAAGATGAGTGGCAAGAAGATCTTGTCGCCACCACGGATCGCGGTGGTCATTTTACCGTAGTTGCTCTTCTTGGCTTCGTCCAAGTAGAGCTCGGCATACAAACGCCACCACTTTTGGTAGTGCTTGTCGATGCGCTGGCCACCGATGGACAATTCAACATCCTTGACCATACGCTCCGCGAGCCACGCGTCATCACTGACGGAGCCAGCAGACGCCTTGGACTCAATGTACATGTCGGCAACCAAATCACCGTTACGGGCGATGGTAACGGACACGCGGCCGTTGGAGTCTGGGGTACCGTTGACGGTTTGTTCGATGTTTTCCATAGCGAAGTTAGTGTGACGCTTGTACACAGCTTGGAAGAAGGTAACTTTTGGGTTACCCGTGAGATAGACATCTTGGGCGCCGTACGCGACGAGTTGCATGAGGCCACCAGCCATTGTGAGTTTTTTGTACTATATACAGAGAAAATAATTTTGCGAAAAAACTCAGCTTGATTTTTCCTGGTGTAATGTATAATGTCTGAACCAACTATCGATATAGAGGAATCTGAATCCGAGTATGAAACCGAGAGTGAACTCGATGTTCAGATCGACGAATCCATTTCACCCGAAACTGTCGAGGACGAGGAAGACGAAATCCCAGAGTGGACTGTCACCGGCGAAGAAGAAGTAGATGTGATTGGCCATATGACGAATGTTGCGGCATCCCTGTTTTCCACGGAAGAGGGTGAAACTGTGTGTAGCGCCCTGGTATCTATATCTAAGCAACTTGAGACACAAAACCGAATCATGATAAAAATCCTGGCTCAACTCCAAAAATCTACTTAGAAAAATAGATAGTACTTAGTATAAGGTTCAAAATGTTGGATGATACTACCAACTTCATCACACAAGATGCGAATAGAGTCGAGACTAATCAGATCATGTGGATGAATCATATCCAAAGTCTCAATCCTGAGCAACTCATAAGCTTTTTGACCCAATTGGAAGATATGTGGGACATTTCTAGACAGAACGACGAAGCAGTTTCCTTCCAACTGGGTTTTAAAAATTTCTTCTTACCTGAAGAACTCAACGGAGAATCCGGGTTACCCGAGAATTCCATAGACATAGAGAGTATATCTGCGAAACACCAACGAATGAACCTACAACTTGGTCAGTTATACCATAGAGCTGATATTTTGAAGATACTTGACCTGGATGATGGAGACGATAATAAGATTTCTATGCGTATCAATCGTTTAATAGATCAAGTGGATGATGCGTGGCAAATCGTGTTTAGACATACACGCATCTACGAAAGAATTAACAATCCCACGTATATACCGATCAACCCGGAAACAGACCCTTCAATTTTTAGGTGTTCAACGTTAACCACGAATATGGATGAATTGAGCCCGTATCAACAAGCAATTCTTACCATTCTTAAGAAGCTTTATGAGGGAAACATCAAGAGATACAAGGGGTACTGTTGTAAGCAAATACGAACCGAAGATGGATGTGATACTCGCGCGTGGAAACAGATTCAAAGAATTCAAGATTATGTGTATAGCGTTTCACAAAAAGAGACAGAGTTTGAGTTATGGAAAAATCTATCATCGAGGGGTTCTGGATACAGCGACGTAATCCGTCACTTATCCAATTGTAATGATATGCAGTTTCCAGAGATTAAGAGAAATCGCCATGTGTGGTCTTTCAAAAATGGCATTTTCATTGGCAAAAACTGGTCATCAAAAACTGGCCTGTACGAAACTCGCTTTCACACATATGATTCACCCGAATTTAAAAATCTGGATCAGGCTATCGTGAGTTGTAAGTACTTTGACATGGATTGCGAAGATTACTCACACACTGATAGATGGGAAGATATCCCGACGCCATATTTTCAATCTGTACTCGATTACCAAAAATTCGACGAAGAGGTATGTAAATGGATGTACATCATGGGTGGTCGCCTGTGCTTTGACGTGGGTGATATGGATGGATGGCAGGTAATCCCTTTCTTGAAGGGTATCGCCCGTTCTGGAAAATCAACACTGATTACCAAGGTATTTGCCCATTTTTACGATGTTGACGACGTTCGGACGTTATCAAATAACGTTGAAAAGAAATTTGGTCTCGCGTCTATTTATGATGCATTTGTCTTCATCAGCCCAGAAATCAAGGGAGACATTTCTTTGGAACAGGCGGAATTTCAATCTATCGTGTCTGGAGAACAGGTCTCGTGTGCTATCAAACACGAGAAAGCGAAAACCATGGAATGGAAAGTACCGGGTATTCTGGGTGGCAATGAAGTGCCGAGTTACAAGGACAATTCCGGGAGTGTTTTGAGACGTATGTTGACATGGAACTTTGGTAAACAGGTGAAAGATGCAGATCCGACGCTCGACAAGAAACTTGAATCTGAAATCCCAATTATCCTTCAAAAGTGTATCCGCGCGTATTTGGAATATGCCCAAAAATACACGAACAAAGATATATGGAATATAGTTCCTAAATATTTCAAGGATGTTCAAAGACAGGTTGCGACAGTTTCGAGTACTTTGGAAAACTTTCTTCAATCCTCGTACATCAAATACGGCTCCGATCTTTTCTGTCCTCAGAAGGAGTTTATCAAGAAATTCAATGAGCATTGTACCGCGAATAATCTTGGTAAACCAAAATTCAACCAGGATTTCTATGCTGGGCCATTCAGCCAAAGGGACATCGAGGTGCGTCAGCACAGCGCTTCATATTGCGGGGTTCCCTTCAGTATGCAGCCATTCATATTTGGTTTGGATATAGTAAACGACATGTTAGTATCTAACGAAGATGATTCTTAATAAAAATATACAATTACATTAGATATGGAACGCCCTAGCTCCCTACAAAATTTCATAAAAAATTCGGGTGTAAATGTCAGGCGCACATCACCGCCCAGTTTTCCAAAGCGATTACAGAACTCGACTATAAATAACCAAAATTTGGGTAATTTTGCTGAATTTTTGAATATTAACAGTAACAACAATAACAATAACGTACGATATCTCACACTGAGCGGTCTTAATTTGGGTATGTTTAATGCGACCGTAAACAAACAATTCAATGCCGAAGCGCGCGTTGAATTGAAAGACATTCTCACAAAGGCGCCACTTGGAAAGACCTCGATCGGTCAAGGGCTTTACATAGACACGAAAGAAATTGTCGGCGTGTATGGTCGATTTAAGACTGGATTCACGCACACGCGTGAGTACGGAAAGAAGGGTGACATAAATTTGAATTTTTTCACCGTTCAAATCAAATTTTCACTCACAAATGGTAGCGAGACAAACGGTGGTACTGTGAACTTTTACAAAAATGGTAAAATTCGTTTTTCGGGTGGATTCGTGGGCAAAGGTGATGAAATAGAAAACCAACCAGAACTCATACGTCGTTTCATGGTAAAGAGTTATACGAGAGGCCAAGCGTTCTTTTATAACCCATTTGAATACAACAATTTAAGTGCGCAATTCAGAATTAACGGTGTGATAAAAGACCTCAGACGTCTTCACATAAATAGCCGAAAGTACGGTATTGAAACGAATTATGAGCCAGAACTTTCTCCCATGATGTATGCAACCTATAAAGGACACAAATATATCATCGCCAAATCGGGTGCTATACAGATATCTGGAGCTAAAAATCCAAAAGCACTCAATGATGCATACCGCGCGGCAAATCAGCTATTCAATATGTTATACACCAAAAATGAAATAACACTCACCGCACAAGTACCAAACAAGATTGTGCGTCCATCTAAAAAGAAATCTAAAGCGTCGACGTGTCCAAAAACGAGGCGACCACCATGCAAAACTGGATTTGAAGCAAAGAAGAACCCACAAGGTGACGAATGCTGTTACAAAATACCAAAGAAGAAATCAACGCGTAAATCTCCAAAGAATGATAAGGAAATTACATACGGTAAGAATGGACAACTCATGATAGGTAAGAAAAAATGTGAATCTCTCACGAAACCTATGCTTTTGGACATGGCGAAGAAACTCGGTGTAGTGAACGCGAAGGACAAGAACAAAAAGGAAAAGTTGTGTGCGATGATTAAACAATTTTCGTTCGGTAACGAAAATTTCAAAGTTGGGAGCAAACCATGTATTTCTTACAAAAAGAGTGATCTCGTGTCTATGGCTATATCGAAGGGTATATCCGTGTCTAATTCCGATACCATAAAAACCCTCTGTGGAAAACTCAAACTCGATGTGAGTAAGCGTAACGCGAACGCAAACAGAAAAGAAAAGGAAAATCGGGCGCTCAATGCGGTGCTCAAGAAAGAAGCTAAGATTGGTAACGTAGAAATAAGACGAAAACTGAACAACAAGGGTATCAGAAACGACATCATAAAATTATATGGTACGCGATGGATGAAGAAATATGGTAAATTTATGAACATAAACAAGGACGTAGACGAGATGTCCAATTTGATTAATAATGCGTCCAAAGAAAAGAACGTCGTGAACAAGATGGGTGTTCTTAAAAAGATGGTCGCAAACGACCTAAAGAAGGGTCTAGTCACTGAATGGAAAAAGGAGCGCATCAATGAGTACAGGAAGAAACTCATCATGAATGAATATGGAAAATATGGAAATGCAATCTGGAATTACGTATTGACTCATAACCCATCGAGTGCCGACATCAAAAAGTACGCCGAAAAATACAAGAAAACGCGAGCCAAAATTGCCTAAGTTAAAGTGATCGAACTTAAAAAATAAGGATGTTTAACTCGATCGTGAACAACACATTTTCATACTATCTGACTCTTGATGAGTTCAGAAATGAGATCCCAGAAGATATACGACCATCATGGGTAAAACTCACGACGATTACGATGGTATCGAGTTTCAACAAACCAATTGATATACAACGACTTCGAATGTGTTTTGAAAAGATTACACCCATTCGAATTCGGATGTCCGGCAAAGATAATTCACATGGATATGAATGGTCACTTAAACCAACGTCATTTTACAACCAAATTACGTTATGTTACACAGATATGTACAGTACAAAATCAATAAAGTTATTCCCGAATGGAAGTATACAAGTGGCTGGGTGTGCAGACTTGGTGAACTGCAAACATATCATAAAACAACTGTCTTTATTGATTGGGAAGTTACTGAATGAAACATCCATTCCACCATTAGATACATTTAGAGTCGTGATGATTAACTCCAATTTTAGTCTCAATTGGAACATCAACTTAATGCGAACAGCTGATCATTTTGAACAATATTCGGAATTATTCAAAGTTTCATTTGAACCAGACAGGTATTCAGCTGTAAAAGTTAAATTTAAACCAGCGGAAGACATGAAAGAAGTTACGACTAGTATTTTTAGTACGGGCAAAGTGATTATCACTGGAGCAGAGACGTTCAAGGAGATCGCATTTGCATATAACATAATTAACCAACACATAAACACAGAGCCATCGATTCGGGTGAATAAGGTCACCGATGATAAAATAGAAATCTTCGATACTTTATCAGGAGCAAAGATACATGACATTATTAAAAAACTGAAATGTATGAACGTCAAATCTTGGAAATCCACGATACACAATAATCAAATTAATTTCTAATGTAATAATAAAAATGTCTCAGCGACTTGGAATGGCCGATGGTCGATGCTTCACCGTGAACTCGTCTAGCCAATTGTACAACAACTATCTCATGAAGAAGAACGGCGTCTCGTATGAAGACAACTATTCGTACAGAAAACTACTTCAAACAAAGGGACCAGCCCTCTTTAAAAAGGACACAGAACCCGAAGAGCGTTGTGCTTCTTGTAACAGACCACTTGTTGATACGAGTGACATCTATTAGATACGTAAAATTAGCTTTATTTTAATATACTACTTTTCTAGAGAATGTGTCAGTGTGCCATATGTCTCAATGAGGTGAGAGAGACGAGGCACAATAAACCTATACGGTGTGGACATCTATTTCATTCACATTGTCTAGAAAAATGGAAAGAAAAAGGTAAGCAAACATGCCCGGTGTGTAGAAAGATATTTGATGGCGCAAACTTTAGAGTTCAAATAACAATACACAACATGTTTGAAAATACATCAAATGTCATAGACTTACAAGATCAATTCATTTTTAACGCACTTGATATATTTTTTGATATGGAAACCGAGGAAGATATGTCAAGCCTTCTTTCCGACTTTGGAGTGAGTGTGTCCGACTTTGATCCCCTTGTTCTTAACACAGAATGAACTGCAGTACGTCTTGTAATTTAAACCTGGATAATCACGCGAAGCTTTACGCGGATCGATGATAACATTTCCTTTTGCGTCGGTCACGAGTGGTCCAGTCGCCCACCCTCTCTTATGAGCGAATATATTTGCTTTAAAACGCATGATTCTACCTGGTACTAGTTTAGGCATAGCCTTCTTGACGCGAGTAAGTGGTACTTTAAAAAATCCAGCTATGGCTTCGTGTGTGTTACCTTTCTTGACTTTATATTCAACCTCATTCACCTGTTTATAAAAGTGAAAGTCACCCTGCCTGAAATAATTAGATGGGTTTCCGGGTGCTATGAACATCATGACCTTATAGTACCCAGGTTTACACTTTTCTTCAGCTTTCGCCACATAGACTCTCTTTGGATTATCAGCGACGACTCTCTGTGGCAATTTCTTACAACTCACATAGGAATGATTCATGTTCTTCATACCAGCTCTCTCACCGGGAACACTTTTATATGATCTTTTCTTTTCATAATCACCGACTGCATAGGCATAACAGTTATTGTTATTTATACCAACAGCTCTACCCCATAACTTCTGTGTAAACTTAGGCTCTGACCCGCTCAGGGGAAGCCTTTTGGGTGTTTGGCCCATTAATAATATTTCAGAAAAAAAAAATGTTATTAATAGATAAATGATTCAAGGCCTTGTTAACGCGCGCAAGACCCAAGACGCCATCACTGAACTTCTCAGCTTTGTGCTCGTTATTTTGATTAGCACCTTCGTTTTGCGTTTCCTCTGGAACCGATCTCTCGTTAAGCACATCACTGTGCTTAAAAAGCTCGACACCTTCCTTGACGCCTTTATTATGTCTCTCGCCCTCGCTGTTGTCCGTGGTATCTAAACCTCTTGGTAACCAGAGATTTCTTCACCATCGGAACTCACAAGAGTTGGAAACGACTCGATTCCATTGCACTGTCCTTTTTCACAGTCAATGAATTCGTAAGCCTTGTTATTTTTCTTCATGTAATCCAATTGCTTTCTGGTCCATCCACACCACTCTGCGCCATACACCTTCCATTTCTTGTGACACTTTTCACAATCGCATCCCTCGCATGTGCATCGCCCCTCTTCCTGTCTCTTATACACATCTGACGCTGCCGACGATCTACTCTGTGTAGATCTCGGTGGTCGCCGTAT